TCCGTCGCAATCCCTCGGCCGACAGCCGGTCGCCTTCGCCGATGAATTGCGGCCGCTCCTCGGGCGCCACCACCCGATCGGCGAACGCGCGCACGAAGGGTGCATTCTCGGCCGAGGCGACGCTGCCGCCGTGCCAGGTCGAAAGAAGCTGGCTGTCGAGCCGCTGCGCGTCGCTCACCGCACGCTTGCGCGTGGACATGCCGGCGGTCGGCGACACGTTGGCCTCGGTCGCAAGGGCGGCGCGCTCGGCCATGCCGAGCTCGCCCTGGCGCACCCGCACCAGCACCGGGTGCTGCATATCGGCCACGTCGTAGCCCTGCGCGGCCAGCATCGCCCGGTAAGCCTGGGCGCGCTCGGGATGGCGATCGTAGGCGCGCGCGATCAGCATCACCCGGCCGTTGCCGCTCTCCACCACCCCGTCGGGCCCGATCACCGGCGCACCGAGCCCCGCCGTCGGCGCTTCCCCGAGCAATGCCGGCTCGAGCTCGGCCGCCTTCTCGGCGACCCAGGTGCGCGACGCCGGCGCGGCGCGATCGCGCGGCTGCAATTCGGCGGGATAGGCCGGGTTCGGCCGCCCCTCCATGTCGTGCGACACGATCAGATCGCCGAGCTCGACAATCGCCGGCTTCACCTCGAGCCGCGCGCCCCCCGGCCGCACCAGGTAGCGCGTCGTGTCGTCGGAAAACTTGGCGTTGATCGGCTCGACCGTGTTGATCGGCCGGCCCACCTCGAGCGCCGCCGCCGCCTCGTCGATGCGCGGCGCCTGCTCCACCCCTGGCCGGCTCGCGTCGAGCGCCTGGTCGCGCTCGGCCAGGGTGGCCGCGGCGTCCAGATCCTCGGGCGCGATGTCGCGCCGCATCCGGTTGTAAAAATCCTTGATCGTCTGGATCGGCCGGTTGAGCCGCTCGCCGGCGGTGTCGCCGATCGGCGGCGTGCCGGGCTCGAGCACCGGGATGTCGCGGCCGGTCAAGCCGCGGTAGCCCATCCGCAGGCCGAACGCGCCGGCGCGAAACACCCCGGCGAGCCCGGCGCTGCTCACGCCCGCCTCGAGCACGTTCATGGCGCCGCGGCCGAGACCGCCCTCGAGCCCGAGCTCGCTGCGCGCGCTCTCGATGTAGGGCTCGACCACCGCCTGGCCGAGCGCGCCGGCAAAGCCCTGGCGCGCCAGCACGGTGAGGATCGGCCCCTTGAACGGGCCCCCCACCGGCGCCGTCGCCAGGTTGGCGACGATGCTGGCGAAGTCGCTCGACTGCCGCGCCACGCCGGCGGCCCAGGACACCGCGGTGCCGGTCATCCCGTAGGTGCCCTCGGCCACATCGCTGGCGTTGCGCTCGATGTCGCGCGCCTTGTCGCTCGCACGCGAGCGCGCGTCGCGCAGCGGATCGATCCGCTTGCGCCCGTCCTCGGGCAAGGTGTCGGCGAGCTCGTTGAGCAGGCGGATGCGCTGATCGATCGTGACCGCGCTGCCGAGCGGCACGTTCTTCTCGCTGGCGTAGGTGCCGAGGTCGCTGCCGGCCTCGCGCTCGACGGCGGTCGAGAGCTCGTTCACCGCCTCGGTGAGCGGCCGGCCGATGCCGCCGATCGTGTCGAGGCCGGCGCGCTGCCATTCCGATTGCCAGATCTCGCCATAGGTCGCCGGCGCGCGCGCGCCGACGCGCCGGTTGAGCTCCTGGTAATAGTCGCTTTCGGCGAGCTCGTCGGCCATCTATTCCTCGAGCTGCGGATAGGTCTGCGGTTGCGGTGCCGGCGGCTCGGTCAGCGGCGGCGGCTCGGCCGGCGGCTGCGTCCCGCTGATTTCGCGCGCCTGGCGGATGCGCTCGAACTGTCCGGCACGGAACCGGCTGCGCGCTTCCTGATACGGCGTGAGCTCGAGCGCGCGCTCCTTCTGCTGCTGCGTGTGGACGCCCACCAGGTAGCTCATGTCGATCGCCTTGGCGCGGCCCGAGGCCGGATCGAACACCGGGCGAAAGCCATCGCGCTCATTGCCGGGCAAGCCCACCGCGTAGTAGTTGCCGCCGATCGCCAGCGCCTTGAATTGGGCATTGCGCATCTGATCGGCGGTGAGCTCGTTGCCGTCGCGATCGATCGCCCCGCCGATCATCTTCAAGTCGCTCTCGGTCAAATGATCGATCGCGTCGAGAAACTGCGCGCGCGGGATCGCCGGCGTGATCGGAAACTTGGCGCCGTTGCGCTTGGCGACCGGGCCGGTCACCTCCTCGAGCGCCTGGTTGAGCCCGGAGACGTCGGCGGCGTCGTAGAGCCTGCCCTTGGCCGCGCGCCGCGATGCGTCGAGCGCCAGCGCCGCCGAGATCGCGGTCTCCTGCAGCTTGGGATCCTCGTAGATCACCCCGCCGATCCGGTTGGCGAGCTCCTGCTTGACCACCAGCGATTTCTCGCGGGTCTTGCTGTCGTCGAGCAGCGTCATGCCCTGCAGCACCTCGCGCGCGAGCTTGGGGTTGCTCTGCGCGACCTTGCCCACGTAGCTCGTCAGCGGGTCGGCGCCGGCGACCGCCGCCACCGTGTCCTCGTAGGTGCGCCGATCGGTGAGCCCCTGCCCGAGCCCCTCGAGGATCTGGAAACGCTCGCCCGGCCCGGCATTGTCCCACCGCTGCTTCATCGCTGCGGCTTCCACCTCGGTGAGCACGTTGCCGGTGGCGCCGTAGCGCGGCTGCGTGACCGCGACCGAATGCGCGTTGCGCCGGGTGAGCTCGGCCTGGAAATTGCTGTCGTTCTTCGGATCCGACGCATTCGGATCGAGCGGCCTGAGCGTGTAGTATTTGCCGCCGTTCTCGCCGCCGAGCACGATCGGCTCGGTCGTGCGCTTGCGCACGATCTCGTCGCGCACCGCCTTGAACGCCTCGTAACGGGTGCGATCCTCGGGCCGGGCATTGGCGCCGGCGGCGAACAGTTGCGCGCCGTATCGCTCCACCTGGTTGTCGAGCATGTCGATCGGCAGGGAGTAGGCGGTGCGGACCTGCGGGGCGAGCTGCCGCCAGAGGTCGATCTCGCGCGCCGCGTTGTAGGCGGCGCGATCGCCGTATTTCGCCGCCTCGGCCTGGATGTTGTAGGCGCGCTGCACGTCCTCCTGCGGCACGTCGATCCCGGCCTTGAGCGTCTCCAGCACCTTGTTGTCGCTGCGCTCCGACGACGCCGCCTCGCTCGCCGCCTTCTTCAATGCCGCATCGTTCTGCTTGGCCGCATGGTCGATGACGGTCAGCCCGCGGAAATAGCTGTGCTCCTGCAGCTTGGGCTTGGCTTCCTCGAGCATCTGCTGCGCGCCGGTGATGTCGCCGGTGTTGGCGGCGCGGTCCACCTGGTCGATGATGAGCTGATCGCCGTGATTGGCCGCGGTGGCTTTCAGGTTCTCGCGGGTGACCGGATCGAGCCCGTGAAAATACTGATAGCGGCCGTCCTCGCCGCGGGCGTCGAGGAGCTCGAGCGCGTGCGCGGGATCGATGCGGATCGTTTTCTGCGCGTCGGCGATCGACACGCCGCGCTGGAACTCGGCCCATTTCTGCGCCCCCACCTCGGCGCGGATCCGCCCGGCGGCGACGCGACTGGTGATCGCCTCTTGCTGATCCTGCACGGCGGCGGCGCGCTCGGCGTCGCTCGCGCCCGGCACCGTCGCCCGCTCGAGGTTGTCGTTGGTCAGCGTCACCAGCGCCGCGGCGTCCACGTCGTTCTCGCGCGCGAGCGCGGCGTTGCCCACCTGGCGCGCCTGCATCAGCCGGATCGCGCGGATGAGCTTGCGCACGTTCATGCCGGTGGGGGTGGTGTCGTCGGTCGGGCTCGCGCCGATGCCCACCGCCACGGTGTCGCCGGCCCAGGCCGAGGTCGTGCCGCCGTCCTGGCCGATCCGGCGGTTGCCGAACAGCGCATCGCGCCGCACGGTGTCGCCGGCGCGGGTGACGGCGGCGGCGCCCGACTGAATGAAGGAAGATTGATAATCCATGATCGCCTTGATCAGATCCTCCTCCTCCATCAGCTTGCCCCAGACGACTTGCACCGGCTGCACCCACACCGGCTCGGTCGAGTTGTCGATGTCGGGGGTGTCGGCCTTGCGGCCGATATTGATCACGGCGGTCGTCGTGCCGATCAGGTCGAGGAATTGCGCCAGGCGACCTTTGAGATCGGCCACGTAGGTGAACGCGGCCTCGTACTTGCTGCGGGTCTGCTGAACCGCGAGCTTCACGTTGCGATTGTAGGAGAGCTTATGTTCGTCGGTGATGGGCCCCATCGCGGGATCCTCCGGGTTCGAACGAGGGTTTGGGTTCGTTCGGCCGGGGGTGCGGCTGCGCGAGCAGCGGGCCGGGGCCTATCGCTTAACGCCTGCGGTCGGCGGCGTGACTTTTCACGCCTAGCAGCCGGGCCCGCGCGAGAGCTCGCGGGGTGCGGGCAGTAAAGCCGGGGGGACGCGAGACCGACCCCCCGACGCTCTCACCAATGCAACGCCACTCTACATCGGCGCCGGGCGCGTCAACGCCTGGCGCTGCGAATTTTCCTTTCTCACGGCGAGAACCGCTCGCCGCGTCATGGCGGAACATACCACCAGCACGATCACCAGGATCGCCACGTAAACCAGGAGATCGATCATGGTTGCTGCTCCGTTATCGGCTTGCCGAGCTCGAGCGCGCTGCGGTTCGGCACCACGCAACGCGAGAGCAGGTCGGAAACCTTGTGCTGGTATTCGAATTGCTGGCGCAGCATGTCATCGCGAAATTTCCCCGCCGCGTTCGCCGCGTAGAACAGGAACACCAGCATCGCCAGGTTGGCGACGATGAGCGCCAGCACCGCCGGCTGACTGCCGAGTGCGGAAACGACCCCGCCGGCGACCTTGCCCGCTTCCTCCACCGGCCCCGTCATGTCGCCGTCGGCCCTTCGCAACGCCAAATCACCCGCCGGCCGTAGATCCGCTGCCAGTGCGCGAGCTGCATCCGGGCGCTGTCCTCGCACCGCTCGCGCGACTGGTAGAACCCGCCCTCGAGCGGGGCGGCCGTGCCCAGGAAGAAGATCAGCACCCACACGTCCATTCGACCCTCCCGGGGGAAATGGGGGGCGCGGAGTGTGTGCCGTTCCGCGGCCCCCACCTCTCCTCGCGATCCCTGCCGGGCTTGTTCGTGCGGCGGGGATCGCCGGAACCTACTTGCGCCGCGCCGGCTCGGTCGGCGCCATGCCGCCGATCGCCACCGCGAACTCCCGCTTGCTCTCCTGCGGCACCGGGCCATAGCGCGTTCCCGAGCGGAACTTGATGAAACCGAGCGCGCGGGAGAGCTCGAGCGGCACCAGCACCGCCGCGCCCGGCACGACATTGACCTTGATCTCGAAGCCCTGCGCGTCGCAGAGATCGTTGAAGCCCTGCCCGTCGCTCGAGATCTGGAACGTGAGCGGCGCATCGTCCGACCAGGCGGCCGGCATGGTGATGCGAACGAGCAGGCCATCCCCGCAATCCACCGGATCGGAAAGCGCCTCGCCGCCGGGGATCGTCGGCCCGGTGATGACGGTGAGCTTCATGGCAATGCCGCCCGGACCGCCTGCAGCGTGCTCGGATCGGTCTGCGGCGTCGCCCGCTCGAATAGCGTTGCCACCCCCGAGGCGACGGTCACGATCCAGTCTTGGCCGTCCACCCGATAGCGGCCGTCGGGAACCTCGCTCATGTCCGGCAGGATCGGCGTCGGCAGCAATCCCGGCTGCACGCCGGCGTCCTCCTGCGCCTTGGCGGCGGCATAGTCGTAGGATCCGCTCGCCTGCGCCGCCGGCGGGACCGCCGAGCTGAATGCGCTCGAGCAGGCGCGGATCGAGGCTTCGTTGGCGGCGGTCAGGCTGCTGCGCGGCTCGGCCGCCGCCTGCGTCTGCTCTAGCTCCTCGTCGTGCTCGTTGCGTTCCGGCATGTCGTCCTCCTCGATGTCGTCGTGGTGCGCTCGCGCCGGCCTATGCGGCCGGGATTTTTTCTTTGCCATGGTCATCTCCTGCTGCCGGCGGATCCTCGCTCGGCACCTGCACAACGTCGGCGCCGCCCCAGTCGTTCTCGCGCGTCGCCAATTCGGCGCCCAAAAACGTCTCGCCCTTGATCACGATCAGCCAATCGCTTCCGGTCACCCGGTAGGTGCCGTCGGGCACGCGCAGGCGGCGGTCGGCGAAACGATCGCCCGGCGCCGGCGTGTACGTCCTGGCGCCGGCGACGCCTTCCGGCAGGCGGCCGGCGAAATCGCGAAAGAGCTCGCGCATGGTCGCATTGATGTTGTCGCGCTTCGGCGCCATGTCACGCCGCCCGCGACTGCAGCCGCGCCAGGTGCGCGATCAGGCGTTGCCGCTGCGCGACAAAATCCCGGTACTGCGGATGCCGATTGTCCTTGAACACCTTCATGAAGCCCGGATCATTCTCGAGCCGGTTGAGCTCGGCCTCGGTCGCCGCGACCGTCGGCGGGAGTGCGCCGGCGCCGCCGGCGGGCAGATGCGCCTCGCCGATCTGCTCGCCGATCTTGTGGAACATCTTCACCAGCGCCGGCTCGCCCATGATCTTGCCGACCACCTGGGTGTCCTCGGGCATCGGATTGAACGCGGCGGCGGCGCGGCGCGCGAGCTCGGAATTGCGGTTGAAGTCGAGGCCCCAATCGGCGCGCAGCTTCGTCTCGAGCTCGGTGCGCGCGCGGGCGCCCTCGGCGTCGAGCTTCTGCACCCCGTCCACCAGGTGACTCCACACCGCATCATGGATCGCCTGCGCGGCGGCGAGCGGCACGTGCTGCGCGTGCGCGGTGCTGCGCAATTTCTCCATGAGCTCGCCGGAATAGACCACGCCGTTGGGAAGCTGCGGCTGCTTCAACGTGTATTTGCCCGCGTCCTCGATCCAGCCGAGCTCGCTCCAGCCCTTCCATTCGGAAAGTTTTTCCGGGTTCGGCCGCTCGATCACGTTGCGATCGCGCGCGAGCTTGTCGGCTTCCATGCCCGAGCGCAGCGCGGTCTTGATGTCGGGAAAGTTCTTGCCGGCGATAAATTGCTTGGTGGCGTCGTCGATCGCGAAATCCCTGGTTTCGTACCAGGGTGCGCCGCCGGCCGCGGTCGCCGGCGGCGGTGCGCCGCCGGCCGACGCTCCGCTTGCTGCGCCAGGTGACGCGCCGCCCGATTGCCCACCGCCGCCGGTCCCGCCGCCCGTGCCGCCGGTTGGAGGGTCTACCCGGCACAGGCTCCGCGGAACGAACTCACGCCATAGCTGCATCGCTCATTGCCTCGTTTGCGCGGGTTGCTGCTTGCGCTCGATGATGTCCCAAAGCTGATCAATGTTCATGTTCGCCAGGTGCAGGATCTCGAGCGCGCATTGCCGCCGCCCCTCGGCGATCGCGATCGCGATCGCGTCGCCCGCCGGCGCCGGCGAGAGCACGTAGTTGCGCAACGCGATGTCCGCCACCACCGCCGCGTGCTCGCGCGCCAGCGCCCGGTAGCCGCGCAGCACCGCGCTGCGCCGTTCGCGGATCGGCCAGCGGGTCGCAAACCAGTTGACGTAATCCATGCATCGCTAATCCCGTTCGCTTTTGCTTTCGTCGCCTGCGCGCTCCTCTTGGGCGATGTTCAAGCGCCGTTGATAGCAGAGCTCGTGCCACACGGCGCCGAGCAGGTCGCGATAGCGCGCGCTTTCCGGCGCGAGCGGCCGCCCGCATTCGCAACAGTGCTCGATCACGTTCGCGTCCGTCATCGCTCAACGCCCCCGTCGTGCCATCCGCATCGCCGGATCCTTCGCTGCGTGCTCATGCACGGCGGCATTTGCCGCCCGGATCGCGCGCGCGTCGTCGCCGGTCTGCTGCAGCACGTTGTTGGCGACGTGCGCCCATTGCCGCTTCTTCGCCGGCGTGTCGGCGAGGTGCGTATGCCTCTCCGCGTCCGCTGCTGTCCACGGCATCAGGCGGCCCTCCCGCGTTGCTTGGCGAGCGTCTGCGCCTGGTTGGCGTGCGCCACCTCGCCGTAAACCTTGGACGCGACCGCGGCCTGCTCGAGCTGCGCGGTCTGCTGCTGCTGCATCGCCCGCGCCTGGCGGAGCTGCTGCACCTCGCGCGGATCGCGCATCAGGCTCGGCTCGTTCGACAGCCCGTCGGCGATCACGCTGATCAGGTTGTCGGAATTGATGTTGTCCACGATGTCGGGCCACGTCTGGGCGAGCGCGGTCGTGGTGGTGCCGAGCTGCATGGCGCCGCGAGCGCGCGCGAGCTTCAATGCCTTGGCGAACGGCGAGGTGAACTCGATGTGTATCGGCTGCCCGCCGAGCTCGGGCGGGGCCGGCCTGATGCGCCGGGCGCGAGCGAGCAGCCGATAGCGCCGGGTGATGTATTCGGAAAGCCCGCGCTGCACCCGCACCAGGTGCGGCGCTGCGGCGGTGAGCTCCTCCTCCTTCCAGCCCGTCCATTCGGTCGCCGTCATCGGCTTGTTGGCGAGCTGCCACATCGAGAAACGGAAGGCGCGGCGGATGATGTTGCGCGTCGCCTCGGCGGCGGCGATCGGCAGGTGCAGGTTGTCGCCGCGCGCCGCCACCATGGCGCGCTCCTTGGCGTTCTCGGAAATGCCGCCGGCGATCACCGCATTAGGCTGGATGTCGGCCGCCGACATGATGCTGTCGTTCGAGGTGAGCCACATCGGCTCGGCCTCGAACTGCAGCGAGATCAGCGTCGATCGCTGCATCTCGTCGAGCATGTTCATGTCGGCGAGCGCGTTGTGCCCGGGGCCGCGGCAATAGGTGCGGTTCGATCGCCGATCCCACTCCACGAAGTGATAGGGCATTTCGTAGTAGCCGCCCGCGACGCTCCATTGCGGGATGTCCTTGCTCACGAAGTACGATCGAAACGCCTTGCCGGCGGCGCCGAGCTTGCGCGGGTCGTATTCGTCGTTCGGGTAGACGCAATGCAGGATCGTGTAGGGCTGCGCGTCGAGCACGCCGTCGGGCACGCTCCACCGCTGCTTCACCTGGCGGCCCTTCAACGGCATTTCGTTGTGAACCACGTCGATGTAGCCGGCGGCGTTGCGCGCGTAGAACACCCGCCCCTTGGCGACGGCGCGATCGACCAGGCCGTAGCCGATCATTTCCTCCTGGTACATGCAGCCGTCGCCGTAGCTCGCCATGTCGGCGAACCATGCCGGCACCTCGGTGTAGAACGGCGACACTTGCGGCTGCAGCGTCGCCTGCACGTCGGATGCGGTGTCGTACAGCCATTGCTTGACCGGCAGGAATTTCATCAGGTCGCGATTGCCGGCCTCGCCGATCTCGAGCTCGAACCAGCGTTGCGCCGGGTTCGTGCCCTCGGTGAACAGCCCCGACACAAAATCGTCCATCGCGTAGAGCGGCGTGCTGTCCCAGGTGTCCACGCCCTCGGGATCCTTGCGCTCGTGCGCGTTGAACTCCTGCTCGCCCGGCCGCAGGATGCGCGCGAGCTGCCGCCAGTCGCGCTCCTCGCGCGTGCGATCGTCTTTGAGATCCTGGTGGCGCTTGTGCAGATCCTCGAGATCGATCGCCACGGCTCTCAAAGCGGTCGCGACTTGGGAGCGCGGCAAGGCCGCGCTCGAGCGCCAGGGTCGCAGCGTGATCGAGGGCAAGGCGATCGGCGGCGAGGACTGGAACGCGGCGGCGCAATCGAGTTGACGCAACCGAAACCGTGCGACGATCCAGCCGTGGCAAAATCCAAGGACGACAAGCCGAGCGCAGTCACCGTCTCGATCAACGACGCCGCGCGCGAGGCGCGCCGGCGCAAGGGACCGGCCGATCCGCCGCCGCACATGCCGCGCAGCGGGATCCTGCCGCAGAAATGGCCAGGGCAACCGCCGAATTGGCGCGGCAACGATCTCGGCCTACCGATCGAGGATCCCTGCCCGGTGCAGCCGATCGGCGTGCATGGCGAGCTTTACTACCTGATCGACAGCATGCGGCAATTTCGCGGGCTCAAATCCGCGGACTTTTCCCACGCCGGCATCCAGGGAATTTTCGCGGCGACGCCGAACTATCCGGCCTGGGCCTGGCCGCGGCACGGTCGCATCAAGAACGGCGAGGACGGCAAGCCGGCGCCGCCGGCGATCACCAGCTTCAAGGACGACGACGTGCGCCAGGCGCTCATGTTCGCCTGCTCGCGCAAGGGATTGTTTCTTCCGACCGACAAGCTGCGCGGGCGCGGTGCCTGGAAAGACCGCGGCGGCCGGCTGCTCTACCACGCCGGCGAATGCCTATGGACCGTCGAAGGCGGACGCTTTGTCGAGCTCGCCACCGGGATGCACCAGGAGTTTCTTTACCCGCGCCTGGCCGCATTGCCTGATCCGTGGACCGAGCCGTTGACGCCCGAATTGATGCGCCGCTCGATCGCCGCGCTCTATCAGACCTTGCAGCGATGGAATTGGGAACGCCCGCGCGTCGATCCCGTGCTGTTGCTCGGCTGGATCGGCGTCGCCTATCTCGGCGGTGCGCTCGACTGGCGCTCGGCGATGCTGTTGCTTGGCGACCGGCAGACCGGCAAATCAACGCTGCAGCAGCTCTTGCAGGCGCTATTCGGCGCCGCGCTGTTTCACTCTGCGGACACGACGGCGGCCGGCATCTATCAGCGCATGGCGCACGATGCGCGGCCGGTGGCGCTCGACGAGCTCGAGCCTGGCGCCGACGCGCGCAAGGTGGCGAACGTCGTGCAGCTCATGCGCGACGCCTCGAGCGGCGCGATGGGCCGGCGCGGCGGCGCCGACGGCAGCGCCGCCGAGTTTCAGATGCGCAGCGCGTTCCTGTTCTCGGCGATCAACAATCCGGTTCACAAGGCGCAGGACTTGAGCCGCATCGCGGTGCTGCGCCTGCGCGAGCTGGACCGCGACCAGGCGCGGCCGCCGGCGATCGACCAGGACATCACCGGGCGCATCTGCCTCGCCCGGCTGATGCTGGAATGGGACAAGCTCGAGCCGGCGTTCGAAGCCTATTGCAGCGCGCTGAAAGGCGGCGGCCATGTCGGCCGCGGCGGCGACACCTACGGCACGCTGCTCGCCTGCGCCGAGCTCATGCTCGGGCCCGAGCTGGCGGCCGAGCTCGAGGTGCCGCTGTCGGAGGATCTCGATTTCTGGACGCGCGAGCTCGCGGCGGCGAGCCTGCCCGAGATCGAGGACGCGATGCAGAATTGGCGCGCTTGCATTCATCACCTGTTGAGCTCGCGCGTCGAGGTATGGCGCAACGGCGTGCGGCAGACGATCGGTCACCTGCTCGCGGATTATCAGGAGCGGCGGATCGAGCTTGCCGAGGCGCGGCGCGAGCTCGCGCTCACCGGGCTCGGATTGCTGACGCCGGGCGAGATCGCTTGCGATCGCGAGGCCGGCAACGTGCTCGCCGTGCCGAATAGCTCGCCGCTGGTCGCCAAGCTATTCGAGGCAACCGATTGGGCGATCGCCTGGAAGGATGCGCTACGCCAGGCGCCGCCCGCCATCGTCATCGGCGACAAGGCTTGCAACCGCATCACGATCGCCGGCGTGCAGCACCGATGCAGCTTAGTGGTGCTGGCGCGCTTTCACGCCGCGCCCGAGCGATGAACGGCTATCACGCCGAGGTGCTGTTGCTGATCGTGGCGCTCGCGCTGCTCTACTGGATCATCAAGCCAGTCTGATGCCTCGGCCGCGGTTCAAGATCGGCGACCTGGTGGAGCCGCGACCGGAATGGCGCAAGCCGCCGTTTGACTTCGTGCCGAGCGGGCGCGTGCGCGCGATTGCGCCATGGGGAGCGTCGTTCGTGCTGTATGTCGGCGAGGATCATCGGGCGTTCATCGATGATGTTTTTTTGCTTGCGCCCGCGCCCGTTAGATCAAGGAAAAATTCGGCGCGGCGCCAGCGCGCCGCCCCTCATTTCGCGACGCGCAAGCGTTGACGCGCTCAAAGCTGTGCGATGATCCCCGGTTGCGAGGTGCATCGGCGGTCGGGCGTTCAAGACACCTCGAGCCCAGGTGTCTAGCCGGTGTCTTAGAGCTAAACCTCGGGGCGATCAGCGGAAATCGGGTGATTAGACACTTAGACACCAAAGACACCGCGAAGCCTCGCACGCGCGCGCGCGCGCGCACGAGGGGGTGTTGGTGTCTTTGGTGTCTAAGTGTCTAAAGTTGGAAATAAGAAAGATGCGGCAAGCACTTCGCTCAAGACACCTGGCAAGACACCTGCTCGCGAGGTGTCTTGACCGATTGAAAATCCCTGGAAATTCGCGATGACGACGGCGCGCACCGGCGTCGAGGCGATCGGCGCGGCCGCGGCCGGCGCCCTTGCCGATCGCGCCGAGGAGCAGCTCGAGCTGATGCCGCCGTCGCGGTTTGAGCCTGGCACGCCCGAGCACGACCGGGTTGTTGCGAGTGTGCGGCGCGGCCAGCGCGGCCGGCCGCCCGGCGCGCGCAACCGCGCGACCCAGGCGGCCGCCGACCTGGTGCGGCGCCTGTTCGGCGATCCGCTGGTGATCGGCGCCAGGTGGCTGTTGCACACGCCCGAGAGCCTGGCGCTTGAGCTCGGCTGCAGCAAGCTCGAGGCGTTCGATCGGCTCGAGCGCCTGCGCGCGGACCTGTGCCGCTACGTTCACGCGCCGCGCGCGGCCGAGGACGGCCGCGGCGAGGCGATCCCGCCGACGTTCACGATCGCGATCGGCGACCAGGTGATCGGCGGCGAGGGTTCGCCGGCGCCCTGGGCCTACCTTGACGAACTCGAGGAAAAACAACGGCTTGCCTCGCCGGGCAATGGCGTGTCGGCGGCTCGGCTGTCGGACCGGAACGGCAAATGATTGATCCTGCAGCACAATCGATCGGCGGTCCCGCTGATCCGAAATCACCGGGTCGAGCCGGCGATCGCCGTGTTTCGCCGCGCTCGCGACCTGGTGATCGGCGCAGTCCGGCGCCGGCGGCCGAGCCGGCTAGCCCAGGCTCGGCCGCGCCTCGCCGGCGGCCGCAGGCCGCCCCCCCGGGGGGGGCCGCCCCCCCGGCACCCGCCGGCGCGCCGCGCGCTCTCCCCGCCGGGGGCTTCGCGTGATTTTTCCAGCCTTCGACTTGCTCGAGGGGCGGATCCATTTTTTCAAATTTTCGGGCGGGGGGCGCGGGGCTCGCGCCGGCCGGAATTTTTTTCTGCCCGAGCTTGCGAGGCTCAATCGTGAGCGATCTCGACCGCTTCGCGCAGAGCTCGGCGGCCGACGTGCTCGGCAATTCGAACCCGTATCGGAACGTGATGGGCTGGCTCGAGAGCGAGGATGAGTTCCGCCGGCAGCATCCCGACGTGGTGGACGCGCTCCACAAGGAGCCCAAGACCGGCAGCGTGAACCTGATGCGATCGGCCGGGCCGATCAGCGACCGCTACATCCAGGCGATCGCGCCGGCGAGCTTCATCGTCGGGCCCGGCGGATCCGGCAAGACGATCGCAAGCTGCAAGAAGGCGGGGGTGGAAGCCCAAAGGATGCGGCCCGGTCCGGACGGGGTGCGCCGATACGTGCTCGGCACCTGGCGGCAAAAGTACGTCAACCTTTGGAAGGCGACAATCCCCTCCTGGTGGAAGGTGTGGCCGCGGGAAATCTTCCCGCAATGGACCGGCTCGAGCCCGCGCGAGGCCGAGCACGTGCTCCGATTTCAGGACGCGCGCGGCCCGTTCATCCTGATCAATCGGTTTCGCGCGTTCGGCGAGAGTGCCGATCCCGAGGACGTGCTCGGCAACGAGTTCACCGATTGTTACTTGAACGAATGGCCGACGCTTCCCTGGCACCTGTTCGTCGCCCTGGTCGATCGCGTCGGCCGCGAGCCGCCGATCGAGATCTCCGGGCGCGTCGGAAGATTTTTCGGCGACGGCAATGCGCCCGACGTGCTCAGCGAAATCTATCGGGAATTTTACGAGCTCAAAAGCGAGGGTTACGAGCTGTTCCAGCAGCCGTCGGGCCTGGCGCCCGACGCAGAGAACATCCGCGCCGTCGGTCGCGACTACTACAAGAACTCGATGAAGATGAACCAGCACCGGCCATGGTGGATCAAGCGCATGATCCACGCCATGCCCGGCTTCACCCGCGACAACGACCTGGTTTATCCCAAGTTCGACGACAGCCGGAACATGGCGACCTGGGAGCTCGATCCCGAGCCGATCATCCCGATCGGCGTCGGCATCGACGGCGGGCTCACGCCGGCGGCGGTGTACGGGCAGGAAATGCCCAACGGCCAGCTCCGATTGCTCGCCGAGATCCAAATCGACCGCGGCGGAATGCGCGAGCTCTCGACCGCGATGCTTGCGCTCGAGCAGCGCCGGTTTGCCGGCTGCAGCTTTCACGTCGTGTGCGATCCATCGATGGCGGCCGGCGAAGATACCGAGGAAGGCTCGACCCGCGGGCGGCTCGCCGACTATCTCGGCCGCCAGGTTCACCTCGCCAAGACCCAGGAGGTGCAACTGCGCTGTGACGCGATCGACGCGAAGCTCGATCTCACCCTCGAGGCGGGCGTGCCGGGACTGATCATCGATCCACGATCCGAGAGAAAGGGGGTTCCCAATGACCAGGAATCGGCGTCGAGGTGCTCGCCAAGTCGCTCCTCTACTACGCCCACGAGCTTCTTCGGCCATCCCGCGCGCGTGGTGCGCGCCTGGGCGGCCGGCGAGGCGCGGGTGCCGCAGGGCGTTGCGATGTGTCTCAACCTGATGCTCAAGGCGGGCATCAGTCGCGACCGGGCGGCGAAGCTGCTCGGCCTGAACACGGAGGGCTAGCAATGGCAAACATCAAGCTGCCGTTCATCAAGTGGCGCGACGGGCGGCCGCGCTTCGAGCCGTCCGGCCGCGAGCTCGCGCTCGGCTTCAAGGGCTGTGCGCTGCGCCATCCCGACGGCCGCTGGTTCACGTTCGAGGAGGCGCGCGACTTTGCCGACGCCAGGCTCGAGGAGATCAAGCACGCCCGCGTCGTCGGCGGCCGCAAGGGCGCGGCCGCTCCGCTGCGCGGCCGCACCGTCGCCGATCTGATCGCCGACTGGCTCGAGGCGCTCGAGGCGCGCGTGACCGACAAGCTCGATCCGATCGCGCCCGACACGCTGCGCTCCTATCGCGGCACCGCCGCGGCGCTGATCTGGCGGCCCGAGGATCGCGCCGCCGCCTGCGAGCGGCGCAAGAAGGAGCGAGCGGCGAAGCTCCTCGGCACGCCGGCGGCGGCGCCCAAGCGCGAGCTCGAGCTGTTCGGCGCCACCCGCGTCGAGGCGATCACCAAGGTCGAGCTCACGAAGATGTTCCGCACGATCGCGCATGAGCGCGGACACCACATGGCGCACGGCGCGATCGCCGCCTTCTCCGCGGCGTGGACCTGGGGCCGCTCCAATGAACGATGGCGGCTCGGCCCGAACCCGCGGCACGAGCTCGAGCTCGTGCGGCCAAAGGGCCGCATCGTGATCTACACCGATGCCGAGATCCGCGCGCTCGACGCCGCCGCCGCCGAGCTCGGCCGGCCGTCGATCGGCGACGCGATCTGGCTCGGGGTATTCACCGCGCAGCGGCAACGCGATCGGCTGCTGATGCGCGATGAGCTCGGCGACGACGGGCGACGGCGGATCCGGCAGTCGAAAACCGGCGCGCTCGTCGCCTTCCCCGATGCGCCGGCGCTGACCGAGCGGCTCGATGCGGCGCGCGCGCGGGTCGCCGCGATCAAGCTCAAGAAGGGAACCCGGCCGGACACGATCGTGGTCGATGAGGCGACCGGCAACGCCTACCTGCAGGACACCTTCCGCCACTGGTTCGGCGCGGTGCGCAAGGCGGCGATCGCCGGCAACCCGGCGACCGGGCGCGCGCCTTGCCCGACGCTCGCCGGCAAGCGCGACCAGGATCTCCGCGACACCGCGGTGACGTGGCTCGCCCGGTCCGGCTGCTCGCTGCTCGAGCTCTGCGCGATCTCGGGCCACTCCCCGCAAAGCGTGCAAACGATCATCAATCACTACATGGGCGACCGCGATGCGCTCGCCGACGCAGCGATCGACAAGCTCACCGGCTGGATCGATCGCGAGGGGATCAAGCTGTGACGCCGACCACCAAGCTCGCCCTGCACGTCGCCGCCTGCCTGTTCCTGGCGTGGCTTGCCTGGCGCGCGGCGCTCTTGCTCTACGCCGGCGGGCATCGCGGGCTCGAGCTCGTCGCCGACGCTCTCGCCGACGCTCGCCCCGATCATCTTGCCTGGCTGTCCCTGATCATCGTCGCGCTCGCGA